TTTGCACCTAAACCAACGGGACCAGTATTACCTGACAGACAAATGGCAGCGTATGGTGGTATCATGGGTCTAGATGGAAGAAAACAATATGGTATTGGATCATGGTTCCAAGAAAATATTATGGATCCAATTAAAGGAAGTAAATTAGGAAAAGCAGCTACTGCTGCTGCAGCCACATATTTAGGAAATAAATATTTGCCTGAAAAATATGGTGGAGGAAAACTAGATGATTTTTTTGAAGTTATTGGAGATACTGTTTCAACGGGAGCAGAAAAAGTAACCGATCTTTTAGGAACAAAAATAAATAAAAATGATCCAGAGTCTCAAACTTATGGTGGTTCAATTTTAAGTGGTATAGGTAAAAACATTGTACCAATAGTTGGTGGTATTGGAGCAGGTTTATTTACTAAAAATACAGAGTCTGACACACCAGGTTTACCTGATGACAATACAGGAATAAATTTATCAGACTATAAAAAAGCTGCAAACTTATTAGATCAAAAACAAGGACTAGCAGCAAACATGAATTTTTTACCAACAGTTGCATCAAGAAAATATTCACCAGAAGAAATGGCTATTACATATGCAAACGCAGCTAACGGTGGGAGAATAGGGTTTGAAAATGCAGGTCCTGTAGTTGATGAACAAACTACAGCAATGATTTTAGATATGAATAATAGAGGCATGGATGTAGATACAATTTCTACAATGACTCAAACAGATGCTAACACTGTAAATGCTATACTTTCTGCACAAAATCAAAAAGCAGAAGGTGGAATCATGGACCTTGGTGGTATGGAAAAAGATTATAGAGCTGAAGGTGGGTTTGTACCTATAGGAAAACAAGAAAAAGCAGACGATGTGCCTGCAAGATTAAGTGTAAATGAGTTTGTATTTACTGCAGATGCTGTTAGAAACGCAGGTGGTGGAGATATAGATCAGGGAGCACAAGTTATGGAGAACATGATGAAACATTTAGAAGCGGGTGGACAAGTATCAGAAGAGTCACAAGGAATGGGTGGTGCTAGAGATATGTTTGCAACTTCACAAAGATTAGGAGACGTAGTATAATGGCAATAGAACAAGTACAAAATTTACCACAACAATACGTAACAGACCTTGGTGCTGATTACGGAAAACAATTAGCAGGGTTAACATCTATACCATTAGATACAGCTAGACTTGCACCGCAAGTAGCAGGGCAAGATGCTTTACAAACACAAGCGTACAATTTAGCAGGATCAGGTGTTGGAGCATACCAACCTTATCTTACACAACAAGCAGCATACTCAGGACCACAAGCTTACCAAGGATTTGCATCTCCATATCAACAAGATGTAATTGATGCAACTCTATCAGAATTTGACAAACAAACTCAAGCAGGTTTAACAGGTATTGGACAACAAGCAGCTATGTCTGGTAATTTAGGCGGCGGTAGAGAAGGTGTAATGAGATCAGAATATATGTCTAATCAAGATGCTAACAGAGCATTGATACAATCAAAATTATTACAACAAGGATTTAACCAAGCTAACTTAAATGCACAGACAGCATTTAATCAGCAAGGACAATTAGGACAAAACGTACAAGATTTTGGAACAGCAGATATTAACCAGTTGGGTCGATTGGGCGGACTACAACAGGCACAAAAACAAGCAGAGCTTGATGCAGTAAGAGAAGCAAATAGATTAGAAGCATACGAACCTTATGAAAGACTAGGTACATATGGTTCAGGAGTTGCAAGTCTATTTTCTGGTAATGCACCATTCGGCAATCAATCAACTGTAACACCTAACCCTACACCATTACAAACGGCTCTTGGAACAGCAAGTGTACTAAGTGGTATCTTTGGTGGTGGTAACCAAAAAGATACTAGTGGTTACATGAAATACATATAGGATAACATGAGCAGAATATTAAGCAGACCTATGTTTAGAAAAGGTGGTAGTGCCGGCGAAGGTATTACTTCAGGACTAGCTCCTAGACAAGGTTATGAAGAAGCAGGTGATGTAAAGCAAAACGATTTGTCTAAAGTAAATCTTAAAGATATGAACATGCAACAGATAAAAGATCTAGCAGATAGCATGGCTTTTAAAGCACCACCAATGCAACCAGATAATTCGTTAAGAGATTTTAAAATAGACTTTGGTTTAGATTTAATATCAAGATCACCAGGTGGAAACATATTCCAAACAGCAGGCGCAGCAGCCAAAGAACCATTTGCTAATTTTAGAAACAGCAGAGCAGCATACAACAAAGCTGCGAATGAAAGAGCAATCAATAGATACAACAGTCAAACAGGAATGTTTGATACATTACTAGGTGCACAAGCCAAGATCCTTGGATCAGAAGGTGGATCAAGACAGTTTGCTAAACAAGCAAACGATGCAGAGATACAAGATCTTATGACTCAACTGTTTGAATTAGATGCAAAGCAGAAAACAGATCAAGCTTTATCTGATGACGAGTATGCACAACAACAAGCAATTTTAATGCAAAGACTACAAGGATACACTGGTAAGAATCCTGCGGTAACATCTTTGTTTGGTAATAAAGAACAAGCAGAAATCGTTATTCAAGGAATACAAAATGATATAACAACTAGTGAAGCCATTATTAAAGTCATGGGTCCTGATGGTGAAATGATAGAAGTGGTTGAAGGTGATTACGCTGATGAAAATCCTAAATACATTGCAGAAGAAACAGCTAAAAGATACATAGCATTATATAATAAAATGTTAAAAGAATCTATGGGTTTAGCAGAAGGTGGTAGAGCTAATTTTAATATGGGTGGTGATGTAATGGAAGAACAAATTACAGAAATATCAGAAACACAACCAAAAGAAATTGCACCAACAGGAGACAGTTTATCTTATGAAGAACTAAGAGCAAGATTACCGAAAGAAGTAACCGATGACATCGTAGTAATTCTGGCAGAAAGCCCACAAGCTTTAGTAGATTTTGCAGAGATACAAACACAAACGGATGTTGATGAATTCAATATGAAGTACGGAGTAAATTTATCATTACCGTCAGGAGCATAACATGGCCGACGAAAAAGAAAAGCGAACGCTTTTAGGTGATATCCAAAAAAATATCATAGACAAGATTGGTAACGAAGATATCATGAAAGGTGATATTACTCGTTACAAAGTTCCAAAAAATTTACCCGAAGTTCCAATCAAAACGATTGAAAGAAGTAAAAAGAAAGTAATAGAAAACGAAAGTGAATTTGAAAATGCTTTTAATTATGCAATGAAAAAAGCATATGACAGAAGTAAACTTCCAACTAAGTATACCAAAGAAGGCTTACTGCAGGCAGCGTTAACATTTTCTAACACTGGTATGGTACCAATGTTACAAAAATATGCTGAAGACCAAGACCCAGAAGTTAAAAAGAAAAGAAAATACATAGAAGGTTACACAGACATAGCTAAATCTATTATGAGAGGTGGTCCTAACTTTGTAAGAGGAGCTAGTGAGTTTGTACTAACACCTATTGACTATGTATTTGATACAGACTTTCAAACAAAATTTAATAAGATGATGGACACTAAAGAAGTGTTGGGTGAAGCAGAAACTTTACCAGGAGCATTATCAGAATTACTTGCAGAGTATGCAATACCAGTATCTGCTGCAACTAAAGTTGTTAACGGTGCTAAAACTTGGAAACAAATTAAAAACTTACAACAGTTTATGGGTACAAGTAAAGCATCTAAGATTGCTCAAAGAATGGGAAGAGATGCAACTATACTTGGTTTATCAGAAGTAGCTGTTAGATCTGGATCAGACCCTAATGAAGATTATGGATTAGAATATAAAATTCCTTTTACTGACATTAGTGCAGGTAGAATTAATCAACCTGAATCTACTAAAGGACTTACAGGCAGTGACTTAGCATTAGCTACAATTAAAAATAAATTTAGATATGCAAGAGAGGGTACATTACTCGGTGGTGGATTTCCACTAGTTGGAAAAGCATTACAACAAACATATAAGTATGCAGCTAAACCTGTAATCAAAGGTGGTTTAAATGTAGCCGGTAAAACTATGGGTGGTGTTGCTAAAGTTGCAAGTATGGATAAGTATGTACTACCAAACATGGCCAAAGGATTAAGATACGCTGCAGTTAAACCATTAGAAAAAGTTGTAGCACCTATTATAATTGGAGCATGGGCTAAAACTAATCCTGTTAAAGTTGCAAAACAATTACCACCGTTTGCAGAGTGGCGAATGATAACTAAAACTAATCCTAACAAAGTATTATCAGAAACAAAATCATTAGATGATTTTTTATCTAACTTTAGATCTTTTTCTGAAGACACATTAGAAATGGGTTTAATAAAAGAATCATTAAGAAATACAATTAAAGGAAAATCTAGAAGAATAAATAAAGCGTTAGATGATTTAGATCAAGGTTATTATAAGTTAGCACAAGGATTTCAAGGAAAGTATAATCAAGGTGTTACATCTAAAGTGGGACAAAAATATGATTTAGATAAAGTTACAGAATATTTAAAAGGTCAAAGAAAACTAAGTGATCTACCAGAAGAGTATAGGTTTTCTGCAAAAGATATTGATAAACAATTAGATGAACTTAGAGAAGCACTATCAAAAGCGTTACCTAACAATCAAAAGTTTGCAGATTTTAAAAAAGATTTATTAGATAGAGGCAACAAGTATATGAGAGCGTCGTTTGATATATTTGAAAGACCAATGTTTCAACCGTTAACTAAGGACAAAGAAGCAGCTGTAGATTACGTATTAAAAAAAGTGGTCAGAGGTAACAAAGATTTTAAAGAAGCTGCAGCATCAGAGTTTCCTAATCTAAGTAAAGAAGCAGCATTAAAAGAACAAGCAAAAAGAATTGTCGAAAATATTTTATACACAGGTCGTGCAGAAAAAATGGATCCTATTGCAGCACTTAGAAAAATAGGTCTTAAATTTTTAAGAGATGATAATTATAAATTTTTAAAACGAGGTGAGGAATTACCAGATGTTATACAAAAGTTATTAGGTAAAGGAGATAACTTACGTTCATCTGTTGCAATGACTACAGCAGAAATGATGACTCAAGTATACACTAAAAGAGCTTATGATAATCTATCTAAAGTTTTACAAAACTCAGGACAATTAGTTAAAACAGAAGCACAAGCTATGAAGTTTCCTGGTTACGAACAGATACATAAAATACCTGGTCTTGGTGTATTATCTAGTGACATTCAAGGATTGTATGCAAGAAAAGAATTAGCAAACGCATTAAAAAGTACACGTGGACCGTTAGATAAATTAATTGAAGCATCTATCTATAGACACATACTACAGTTTAAAGTTTTAACACAAATGGGTAAGACAGTATTCTCACCACAAACTCAAGTGCGTAATGTATATTCTGCAGGTTTCTTTCCATTTGCAAGAGGTCATATAGGTGGCAATTCCAGTGTATCAGATTCATTTAAAATTGTATTAGAAGACATATTTCCATCAGGAAGAATAACAAAAGAAAAATTATTTGATTTTATAGAAAAAGAAATATCACTAGGTACAATGGATGAAAACATTATATCATCTGAGCTTGGTGCAGTGTTAAACGATATCAAAGGTGGCGCTGTAAATACCTTAGACGAATTGTTTGAAGCGTTTACTAAAAAACCATTAGTCAGAGATGCAACACGTTTGTATGCAGGTGGTGATTCTTTGTGGAAAATATATGGCAGACAATATGTTAAATCACAAATGACTGAAGTATTACCAACTATACCTAAAGCTTTAGAATATGCTAATCACATGGGTTTAAAAATAGGACCCATTAATCCTATGACAGGTGCTAAACGTACGTTAGATAATATATTAGATGAAATATCAGCACACGAAATTAGAAACGTGTACCCAACATACAGTAAAGTACCACCAGCAATTCAATCTATTAGAAAATTACCACTTGGTAACTTCGTTGCCTTTCCTGCAGAGATCTTGCGTACTGCAACACGGATCATGGATTTTAATCTTAAACAAATGGCACACCCTAATCCTAGAATAAGACAGATGGGTCTTAAAGGAGCAATCAGCACACCTCTAGCGTTTGGTGGTGTTGGTGTCGGAGCTACAGCTTTAAGTCAAGCATTAACAGGCACATCACCTGAACAATGGTCGGCCTATCAAAGATCTTTTGCTGCTGACTGGGATAGAAATGCTAACCTTGTAGCCTTTACAGGTTTTGACAAAGGTAAAGCTAAAGCATTTAATTTTTCATATTTTAGTCCATACGATTTTTTACAAAAACCATTAAACGCTGTAATGCAAAAAGCTGCTGAACAAAACCTAAGTGAGCAAGACACTTCTGAGTTTATATTAAACATGATGTTAGCTCCTGACGGACCTGTTATGGAAATGTTAAGTCCATTTTTATCAGAGCAATTAGGATTAGAAGCTTTACTAGATGTACAACCAGGTGGTATATTACTTGGAGGTAGGGGTGGTAGAACAGCAGAAGGTGTTAGAATTTATTCTGAGTCTGATGATGTAGGAGATAAATTACAAAAATCATTTATGCATTTAATGAATGCAGTAGAACCTGGACTGGTATCAACGGCACAAAAATTTGAAAAAGGTGCAACAGATGATTTAACTAGAGGTGGTCAACCGGTTAACTTAAAAGATGAATTAATTGCATTATTATCTGGAGTTAGAATTATCAACATAGATATATTAAAATCTATGGAATACAAAACTGGTGAGTTTAACAGATTAATGAGAGCTATTGATGACACTGAAAAAATATATAGTCCTGAAAATTATAACTCAAGAGGACCCGAAGTAATACTTAGAGAGTATAATCAAATGCAGTTAGAAGGATACAAAATACAACAAGACTTTTATAAAATGATTGTTGATGCAAAAACTATAGGTTTAAATAACTTTGACATTAGAAAAAAATTAAAAGCACAAGGACTCGGTACTAAAATGATTAGTAATTTAATGAATGGTGTATTTACACCTATTAACTATTCTGATTCTAGATTTAAAAAGAAAGTTAAGGCAGTAGAACGATTAGCTAAAGAAAAAACAAAAGAAAGTGCAGACTATAGATTTATTGTAGATCCTAATTATCTATATCCTAAACTTCAATTAAACTTATTAAAAAATAGTTACAGATTTAAAAAGTTAGATCCTAAAGATAAATTAAAAGTGTATAAAGAAGGTAAGAATCCTAATACTGAAGGTATATTCGGTAAGTTTTTAAAAGGTGGACCTGGATTAATACAACGTGGTAAAAATTTAATTGACAAAGTTTTACCTGGTACACCTATGAGTAAAATACAAACACCACCATTAGGTAACACACCAATGCCTGCAAAAATGGCAAGTAACACGCAACAAAAAGACCCACAAACTAACTTGACACGTAACCAAGAAGCGTTACTATCACCGACTGAAAAGGTAATAGCGAGTAGAACATAATGACAAAAAAATCAGCGTTACAAAAAATTGAATCACATGAAAAGCTTTGCAGAATAATGCAAAAGCAAACGTTTGAGCAAATAAAAGAAATGCAAGAACGAATTAAACGAGTAGAATATTGGATTGTTGGCGGTATGGGAGCCGTGCTTTTAATTTTACTTACAGATATCACAAAATAAATTATGCAGCTTAGTAAACACTTTACTCTTTCAGAGATGATCAAGTCGATGACAGCGACGCGGAAAGGTATTGACAATACTCCAGGTGCTGGAGAAATTAAAAGTTTAGGTGATCTATGTTATGAGGTGCTCGAACCTTTACGTGCACACTTCGACAAACCTGTAACCATTACCAGCGGATATCGAAGCGAAGCGCTGTGTGAAGCGATCGGCAGCAAAAAGACGTCGCAGCATGCGAAGGGCCAGGCATGCGACCTAGAAATATTTGGTGTGCCAAACATTCAGACAGCTTACTGGCTACAAAATAACGTTGACTTTGATCAATTAATATTAGAATTTTATGATAAAGATGATCCAGCAGGAGGCTGGGTCCACATATCTTATCACGAATCTGGTGCAAACAGAAAACAAGTATTAACCTTTGACGGCAAAAAATATTCCGAAGGATTACCAGAAATGAAATGGTCCGGCGGTAAAGTCGTAAATTAAAAATTACAGCGCTCGTCGTGTGTATATCCTATTAAATCCATGACCTCAATTCTTCTCCTAAAACTTCTGATGCTATATTTATTTTTTTGCGTAGAGCTTTCACGATTTTTTCATCCACTGTATCGTCCGCCATTAAATCGACATAAGTTACCGATTTTTTTTGGCCGATTCTGTGTGCTCTGTCTTCTGATTGTAATCGCTTTTCTAAGTCATATCCGTTAGAATAGTAAATTACAGTGTTTGCAGCTGTTAAAGTTATCCCATAGCCGCCCGTAGAAGGCGTTCCAACAATAAACCGACACTCAGGGTCATCCTGAAAACGCTTAATATTGGGTTGTCTTTCTTCTTGTGGTGTTAATCCATAATAATCAACAATGGACCTCGGACCATATTTTTTAGATACTGCTTGTATAATAGCAGTAATGTCATACTGATAATGAGCCCAAATAATTGCTTTACCTTCTGTTTCTTCAAGAACATCCATAAGTTCTGTAATTCTATTATTAGGAATCGGTTGAGTTGCACCATCGTCAGCAGTAAAATGACCACACGTTATTTGTTGTAGTCTCATAAGCTGTGTCAACGTATTTACAGTAGTAGATTGTTTACCTTTTAGTATTGCAATAGCTTCTTTTTTCATTTGATCGTATAGTTTACGCTGATCTGGTGTTAATTGTATTTCACGTTTAATAAATATTTTATCAGGTAAGTCTAAACAATCTTCTTTTAATACACGATAAGAAAACCCTTTAAGTTTATCAGACAGTTCACCTAAGTTTTTAAAACCATTGACTACTTGCACTTGTCTACCGTGCATGTGTAATGTTTTCATTTCTGCATATCTATTTCTAAACGCATAATAAGATGTAAAATCTAATAACCACGGACTTAAAAAATCACACTGTGTATATAAATCTAACGGATTTTTAGTTACAGGAGAACCTGTCATTATTCTTCTATAGATAGCGGACTCTGCAAGTTTAAGAATATTTTTAGTTCTTTTAGCTGTAGGTGTTTTAATTGTAGTAGATTCATCAATAGCCATCATAGTTCTATGACAGGATAGAAATTTATTTGCAAAGTCTACACCTTTAGTTGTACTAAAAGCTTCAACATTCATAATTAAAATATGTAGTCCCTCACCCTCAGAAAATAATTCATCTAAAGATTCTTTTTGTTTTTTTGTAATAGCTGCTTTCCACAATACAGTTATATTTTCTATGTGGTTGGGTAGATGTGTTGGTAACTCATTATTATGCCAAGTTCCTACAACACCTTTTGGTGCTATAATTAAGGCACCATTAACTTTGCCTTTGTCATAAAGCATAGCTAAATTGTCTATTAATACTTTTGTTTTACCTGTACCCATTTCCATAAAATAAGCAAAAGTTTCTCGGTTCCATGACTTTTCTAAAGCAGTCATTTGATGTGCATATGGTTTTGTTTTAAATCTATAATTCATAATTTTTCTTCTTTCTACTTGACAAGATAACAACTCGGACCTATATTGTCAAGCATGAAAGAAAAAATAATTAGATATGAAGATATTAAAAATGAAGATGCACCAGCAGTTTATGTAATTCAAGAAATTCCAGGAACTGCAGAAGGTCGTCCTAAAATTAATATTATGGGTGCAGCAAATTATGGAAAGTTTAAATTTTTATTACCAGAACTTTCACAAATAATTTTTTCACCTGGTCCACTTATTTTTAAACTTAGAAAAGCATTAGCTAACTATAGAAAAAAAGATTATTTATTATTGACAGGTGATCCTGCAATTATAGGTGTAGCTTGTTCTATAGTTTCTGATATAACAAATGGCAAATACAACTTATTGAAGTGGGATAAACAAGAAAGAAAATATTATTCCATTGAAATAGATTTATACGAGAAAGGAAAAATAGATGAGTAGTATTGATTTTGAAAAAGACCAACAAGACCTTGTTGATAAAACAGCAAGTATACAATCTCTAGCAGATCAAATACAAATGTTAGAAGGTTTAAATAATAGAATAGAAACAAGTGAAAACAATCTGAAAGATTTAAAAAAAGAACATGACCGATTATCAGGAGAAGTAATTCCTACCATGATGGCAGAAATGGGATTATCACATCTCAAACTAGCAGATGGTTCTTCGGTAGATGTTAAACCAAATTATAGTGCAAATATTTCTGTAGCAAACAGAGAGAAAGCATTTAACTGGCTTCGTGAAAATGGCTTGGGTGATATAATCAAAAATGAGATATCCGTATCATTCGGTCGTAACGAGGATAACAAGGCAGCTGATTATGCTGCTCTTGCAGAGGAACGTGGGTTTCAACCAACACAAAAGTTGAAGGTTGAACCCATGACTCTTAAAGCGCTAGTCCGTGAGCGTTTAGAGGCAGGTAAAACAATGCCAACGGAAATTTTCAACGTGTTCGTTGGAAATAAGACAACAATAAAAAGGAACAAATAAAAATGAACCAAGTAACAGAGAAAAAACAAGGAGCATTAGCAGTCAATATGTTTGAAGCTGATGCAAACCAAGGTGCTCAGAATATAGCGCAAGAAGATCTTGCCTTACCTTTCCTAAAAATTTTGGGACAACTATCTCCAGAAGTAAACAAAAGAGATGGTAAATATGTCGATGGCGCAGAGCCCGGCAAAATAATCAACACTGTCACAAACGAATTGTTTGATAAAATTAGTGTTGTACCTTGTCATTACAAAAGACAATATATAGAATGGCAAGACAGAGGTACCAGCAGTGGTGCACCTGTTGCAATTCACAGTGCAGATAGTGATATCGTTAGTCAAACCACAAGAGGTAAAGACTACAAAGACAGATTACCAAATGGTAATTATCTTGATAACACTGCAAGTCATTTTGTATTGACTCTTGGTAAGAGTCCATCAACAGCTTTGATTTCTATGAAATCTACTCAACTTAAAGTTAGTAGAAAATGGAACTCATTGATGATGGGTATCAAGCTACAAGGTAAAAATGGTTTGTTTACACCGCCAACATACAGCCACATTTATAATCTATCTACTGTTCAGATGTCTAATGACAAAGGAACATGGTTTGGATGGGAAGTAGAAAAAGCAGGACCAGTCGAAGACAAAGGTGTCTACGAAATGGCAAAAGCTTTTGCTCAAAGTGTCGGCAAAGATGAAGTGCAGGTTAAACACGGATCAGAAGATACTAAAGAAGCATCACCGTACTAATCGAATCCTAGGAGTAGGCGCGGAAGCGAGAGTGGAAGCGCCTATTAAAATTTATGTTTGAAAAAATATTTAAAGGATTGGAGCGCGCGCATGGTTGTACTAAAGTAAGTACGCCAGCTGAGAATGGTGTCAAATTAAAAGGCCAATCGTTCGTAGTACGTCAACCAGTGACCACGGAACTGTGGACCATGCATTTAAATGGTACACAGAGTCTTGGTATTATACCAATTAACGAAGACAATCAATGTGTGTGGGGATGTGTAGATATAGATTCATACGCAGGGTTTGATCACAAAAAATTAATAGATAAGATAAAACAATTTAAACTGCCTTTGGCTGTGTGTAGGTCAAAGAGCGGAGGAGCACACGTCTTTCTCTTCTCCGAGCAACCGGTAGCTGCAGAAAGAATGAGAGATAAGCTAACAGAAATTAAAACACTACTAGGATACGGCGGATCAGAAGTCTTTCCAAAACAAATACAATTAAAATCAGCAGATGACACAGGTAATTTTTTAAACCTACCATACTTTAATGGTAATGAAACAACACGTTATGCATTTAAAGAAGATGGAGAAGCTGCAACATTAGAAGAATTTTATACAATATATAATACAGTCAAACAGACAGACATTACAAAAATAAAAATAGAAAGACCACAATCAGAATATTCTGATGCACCACCATGCATAGAACTTATGGCTATGAATAAAATACCAGAAGGTGGTCGTAACAATTCTATGTTTCATTTTGGTGTGTATGCTAAAAAGAAATGGCCAGCAGAATGGAAAAGTAAAATGACTTTGTTTAATGCAACAGCATCGACTGTACCACTTAGTGAGTCTGAAGTAGAAATAATTAAGAGACAACATGACAAAAAAGAATGGGGATATAAATGTAATGATACACCTATGTGTAATTTGTGTGATAAAAAACTATGTAGAGAAAGAAAGTTTGGTATTGGTGAAGAGATAGTATTTCCTGCACTAACAGATTTACAAAAAATTAAATTAGAAAAACCATACTACTATCTAAACGTAGATGGTGAACGACTACACTTAGAAAATGTAAAATTTTTAAAACAACAAAGTTTATTCCAGGAAGCATGTATGGAACAATTAGATTTTAAACCACCAACAGTAAAACCAAAAGATTGGGACATGATAATAAATCCATTGATGAAGAACCACGAACCAATAGATCCACCAGAAGGTGTGACTACACAAGATCAATTACAAAATCATTTAGAAGAGTTTTGTTTAGACAGACACATAGGGTCTGACATAAAAGATTTAAAACGTGGTGGTGTGTTAACTAAAGATGGCTACCACCATTTTATATTTGATAAATTTTACAATCAGTTTTTAATTAGAAAACGTTGGGACGTACAATATTCTAGAACAGCACAGATGTTAAAAGAAACATGTAACTGTGATGACAAACGTATTGGTAAAGAAAGAATATCTGTGTTCGTTGTTAAACAGTTTGATAAAAAAACAGATGAGTACACACAAAAAGTATTAAAAGAAGAGGCACCATACTAATGAGAACAATAGTATTAGGACCACCAGGCACAGGTAAGACTACAACACTATTAAACAAAGTAGATGACTATTTAAAACAAACAGATCCTGATAAAGTTGGGTACTTTGCATTTACACAAAAAGCTGCGTACGAAGCAAGAGACAGAGCAATTAAAAAATTTAATCTCACAGAAGATGACCTACCATATTTTAGAACACTACATTCTCTAGCATTCAGAAGACTAGGAATTAAAAAAGATCAGGTAATGCAGCAAAGACATTACAGAGATCTAGGAAAGAAACTAGGTTTTGCTGTAACATATGCAGACTATCAAGAAGATCAGGGCAGTGCGTTTACTTCTGACAGTGAGTATTTAAGAATTATACAGCTAGCACAACTTAGAAATCTTACACCAGAACAACAGTTTGATTTACAAGAACACACACAAGACCTGGAGAGAAGCACGCTTAGAATTATTGCAAACGAATTAATAAGATACAAGAAAGAATATAATTTAATAGATTTTAATGACATGATTACAGAGTTTACAAAGTCTGACAAGTCACCAAAGTTTGATGTAGTGTTTATTGATGAAGCACAAGATCTATCTCTTATGCAATGGGATATGGCTAAAACTATTTGGAATAAAACAACAGATTCTTTTATAGCTGGTGATGATGATCAAGCTATATACAAATGGGCTGGTGCAGACGTAGATTCTTTTATAGCATTAAAAGGACAATACTTACCACTAACACAATCATATAGAATACCTGCTAAAGTACACGGTATTGCAATGGGTATAATAAATAGAATTAAAAATAGAATAGATAAAACATGGCAACCAAAAATAAATCAAGGAAGTTTACATAGACATTACAGTACAGATACAATTGATATGTCATCAGGTGAATGGTTAGTGTTAGCTAGAACTAAATATTTATTAAAAGATATAGAAGAGTCTTTGTATCAACGTGGACTCTACTACACATCTAGATACAGAAGAGGTACAGAAAAAGATTTACACGAAGCAGCTACAGCGTGGGAACAATTAAGACAAGGACAGTTAGTAAACTTTAAACAAATAGAAAGTATATCTAAATACATGGGACCTACACATTGGCATAAGAAAAAAATAAAAGGTATGGCAAAAGAATCTTTTTATAGCATAGATCAATTAGTAAAAGATTACGGCCTACAAGTTAAAACAGTTTGGTATGAAGCGTTTGATGACGCCGGACAAACTAAAGTTGACTATTTAAGAAAGATGAGAGCAAACGGAGAAAAACTAAATGAGAAGCCACGAATAGAACTATCTACAATACATGGAGCTAAAGGTGGTGAAGCAGAAAATGTTGTGTTGTTAACAGACTTAACACAAAACACTATGAAAGGTTATGAAAGAGATCCAGACGATGAAAACAGATTGTTTTATGTTGGTGCAACTAGAACAAAAGAAAATTTACATATAATAGAACCAAGAAAATATGAGAAGGGATACATACTATGAAACCATACGACAAGCAGATCGGGGGATCTCACTACCAAAAATATAAAATTCAACCTAGCAAGTTTGTAATAGAGAATGAGTTGCTCTATCCTGAAGGCTGTGCTATAAAATATATTATAAGACACCGTGACAAAGGAAAGAAACAAGACATATTGAAAGCAATACACTTTTTAGAAATGATTATTGAAAGGGATTACGATGCAGATACCTCTATTTAAACCACAAACTGAGTGGCTACCACCAGAAAATTTTCCAGACTTATCTAAGTATGATGAGATTGCAATTGACTTAGAAACTAAAGACCCAGACCTAATGAAAATGGGGTCAGGATCTGTAGTTGGTAAAGGAGATGTTACAGGAATTGCTGTGGCTGTAACAGGATGGTCAGGTTATTATCCAATCGCACACGAAGGTGGTGGTAATATGGATCGTAAAAAAGTTTTAAAATGGTTTCAAGGTATATTAGATACACCTGCAGATAAAATATTTCACAACGCCATGTATGACGTGTGTTGGATACAAGCGCTCGGTTTAAGTGTCAGCGGTAAAATTGTGGACACGATGATTGCATCGGCCCTTGTTGATGAAAATCAAATGCGCTATGACTTAAACAACTGTGCTAAAAGATACACCGGCAAGACAAAAAGTGAAAGCGATTTATATGCTGCAGCTAAAGATTGGGGTGTTGACGCCAAGGCAGAAATGTATAAACTACCTGCCATTTATGTAGGTGCATACGCAGAAAAAGATGCAGAGATAACTTTAGAGTTATGGCAAGAACTTAAAAAAGAAATACTTCACCAAGATATACAATCTATTTTTGATCTCGAGACGGAACTTTTTCCTTGTCTAGTGGCCATGAAATTTCGTGGGGTTCGAGTGGACGTTCAAAAAGCTCATACAATGAAGCAAGAGCTAGCGCAACAAGAAGCCAAGTTAATCCAAGAAGTAAAAAAAGAAACAGGCATAGATACTCAAATATGGGCTGCACGATCGATCGCACAAGTGTTCGATAAATTGAAACTAGACTATGATAGAACTGAAAAAACATCTGCACCTTCCTTTACTAAAAACTTTTTACAGAATCACCCCCACCCGCTGGTGAAACGAATCGCCCAGGCCCGTGAAATAAACAAGGCCCATACCACTTTCATTGATACCATAATTAAGTATTCTCACAAGGGTAGAATTCATGCAGATATTAACCAACTTAGATCAGATAATGGCGGAACTGTGACAGGCAGATTCAGTTATTCAAACCCAAATTTACAGCAAATTCCAGCTAGGAACAAGGACCTCGGACCCCGGATTAGGGCGTTATTTGTGCCCGAGAAGGGCCATACATGGGGTTGTTTTGACTATTCTCAGCAAGAGCCTAGGTTGGTAGTGCATTATGCAGCTTTACAGAATCTCTATGGAGTGGGCGATGTATTGGATGCGTACCATGAGGGGGACGCAGATTTTCATACGATCGTTGCTGATATGGCAGAGATACCTAGATCACAGGCTAAGACCATAAATCTTGGCCTGTTCTATGGTATGGGTAAGAATAAATTACAAGCAGAGTTAGGTGTTAGTAAAGACAAAGCGGATAGTTTGTTTAGACAGTATCATAACCGTGTACCATTTGTTAAACAATTAATGGATAATGTAATGAGCAGAGCACAAGACTCAGGAAGAATTCGTACATTACTTGGAAGACTATGTAGGTTTCATTTATGGGAACCTAATCAGTTTGGTATACATAAAGCACTGCCACATGACGCAGCGCTCTTGGAACACGGACCAGGGATTAAACGTGCCTACACTTATAAAGCACTAAACAAATTGATACAAGGATCAGCAGCTGACATGACAAAGAAAGCAATGATTGAGTTGTACAAAGAAGGTATCATACCGCATATACAAGTACATGATGAACTTGATATATCTGTTGAGAGTCCTGAACATGCAGAAAAAATAAAAAATATTATGGAATCTGCTGTTGACTTGGAAGTACCAAACAAAGTAGATTACGAATCTGGCCCTAATTGGGGCCAAATTAAATGATAAATTATGGCTTACTTAAATGCAAATATTCCTGTACAATACGCGCAAATAAAAAAGGAGTATTTATATGACCTTAAAAAACATAAAGGCGAAGTTGAAGACTGTATTATCTTCGGTATTACATCACTTACCGGAAGGGCTATCCTCTTCCATGCCATCATGGAAAACGGTGCTGTCTTTTATCGTCTTCCCATATCAGCTTTTATTCAACGTGGTTTTCAACCGGAAGCTGTTCCATCCCAGAGACTTGATGAATTGGAATTGTGGAATAGTTTTTCTTATTACCCTGCTGTTACTTCTTGGGATCTTTTAGCATCCGTTTCAGGAAAATACATTGGTAAAGATAAAAAGTGGCATCATGGTAAGTATTTATTTACCGTTGACTGGGGACACCCAGATGCTAATATACTAAATTCTGATCATTCAGAGATACCGCACGAACATAAATGCGCACACATAATTGCGTTAAACAATGGCAACTATGCAGCACAACCTAACAACAGATGTATATGGGACCTACCTTCGTTTACTGTGAAGGATAAAACTCCTGACTGGAAAGTGCAAACTTCAGAATGGAATGTAGAGGATACCGGAGCATGGAAAACAGAAGATACGGATAATTTTTTTTACGAAATTGAGGAAAAGAAAAAATAATATGGAGACTCATTATGGACTACAGATTTACAGCGATACTAATAATATTGTTATGTTTATTGGCTATTTTCGTTCGTCCGGCTCATCACACACCATTGAAACTAGATAAAAAAGACTATATACTTCCAAAACCAAAACCTAAAATAAATGAGTAAACCATTAAAAATATCAGAATCTGCAGCTGTGCAGATGCCAATGAAAACGGTAGCATCGTTGCTCGTACTGGTTGGAATGGGCGTGCTCGGATACACAGAGCTGACCTCGAGGCTGGTATCGTTAGAGACTTCTCGTGAGTTGTTTACAAATGATTTGCTTAAAAAAAGTGAACAGGTCCCTGTGGATCAGGAGCAACATTTTTTATTGGAAGATTTATATAAGTCTGTAGAGAAGATGGAAGAGACTCAAGAGATGAATATGACTAACAAAGTTAATATAGAATTTTTAAGAGATCAATTAGAAAAAGCATTAAAAGATATTGAAGATTTAAAAGATAAGGTAAGAGCAAATGGCAACGGGGCGCATTAACAGAAAAGTGTTAGATCACATCGCACAAATAAACAAAGAGAATAAAGCTGCGAGTTTAGCAAAAGATTTAAAAAAAGAAGTAGAAACTGGCAAGCATGGTACACAAAAGTACGTGTTAAAGCAAGGTGAAAACAAAGGTAAAGTAGTATGACAGAGTTAGTGGTAGCTTTACTTATGATTGTACAAGGAGAGATCAAGGAAGCGCGTATACAACCCTCAATGTCTGAGTGTTTAAAAGGTAAAAGGGTTGCAAAACGTGGAACAAAACCTGATGGACATGTTAAGTACCAGTGCATAAAATCTATGGCAGAATTAGAGTCAAATATTGATGGATCTTTATCAATAAAAAAGTTAATATTAGAGTAATGGTAAAAATACAGGCAGAAGTAGTTAATGGTGAGTGCCCAACATGTAGTGAGCTAACAATGTTAGTTGGACTTACATCAGAACTTTATAGATGTATGAACTGCGGTGCAGATTTACATCAACACATAAATGGTAAGATAACTTATCTACCTATTATGGCATCACGTAATGATGGTGGTACACATTTTGTAAAAGAATGGAAAGATGGCTAGACAGAGTTTTAAATTCTTTACACCTCGTGATAAACCTAAAAAGAGAGGTCCACGTCAACATAAAAAAAATCTCAACAAAAACGAGAAACGTCAAAAAAACACTAAACGTTACAAAGGCCAGGGTTGACAATTATCCCAAAATATCCTAGTTTGTAGTCATGAAAGAAAAAAAACTAACTATAATAAGTAAAGACATAACACAAAAACAGTGGTCTAATCTTGTATTAGAATTAAACCTAATACGTAAAGCATGGTCTTCTTATGCAACAATAGAGTTGCAAGGACCTGGTGTAAAAAAGATCATAGCCCACGGAACACGGAACTTTGACTCAAAAGAAGATTAATGGAACTGATAATTTTAGACGACGGACTCTATCGATTAATTCCTGTATCAAAGCAGATGATGGAACATATATCTTTATTGGAACCAGTAAAGTGCATGGACCTATGCGAGATACTTCGAGCAAAGTTAACCGGGTACGTAGACACACTAAACCTACACATCATGAATGATGGTAGTGGTAGTCTAATTGGTTGTATGTGTAGATAAAGTTTGAAAGCTCAAGGGCGTCCAAATCTTGCCAATGGCATTTCCCTGTACGTTAGCGATCATGGGTAAAACCTAGCAACCTGGAGTTTGGCCGGCTGTAAGTACGTGCACGGAACGCAGTCGGTTTAATATGAATAGACCTATCCTAAAGAGGGAAAAATAAGGATAGGTTATTGTGGTGAGATGATGTTGCTATAACACATTTCGGCCACAATATCAAATAGTATTCTGTGCAGTGCAATGAAACTTAACAAACATGTTATATTGATTAACATCTGTTCGTCCTATCTCTGTCATTTTTTTTAATGATTCTTCGTAACCAAACATCAAGCAGTCATACTGTGTATTGAATTGATCAGGCCACTCGTAAGGTTCTAAACAAGTGCCCGCTACTTGTGAACAAATAATTAATAATAATGTAATTTTCATACTTGACAAATCTCCTGATAATCCTATATATTGCTCACAATTAAATGAAAGGAAGTCAAATGACTGATATAACTAAATATAGAAATGTTTCTTTAACACATGAAACATACAAGACATTGATAAGTTTGTCGAAGGTATTATTGCCCGATGCAACATTATCGATCAGCAAAACCATTGAATCAATTGCAAATGAGAAAGCGAAGAAACTAAATGGCAAAATTAAAAAAGATTAGGCATAAAATCATTTGTCCTAATTGTAAGGGCAACGGTTTTATTAAGATTGTAGACAATTATAAAGAGACTAACATACATCAATGTTGGGACTGTGAAAGTCAAGGAGAGTTTTATGTGGATGAGTCCGAAATTATTGAGTCTTATGTTGATGCTCATTATGCTGCAGATGATGATGTCAAGTTGCACTAGGGATATAACTCCCAACCCGTTAACGGTAATTAGAATGGTGGTGAAAAATGGCTCACAGTAAACATATAAAAGGCGATCGTGCTGAACTGATTGCTGCTGAATATTTTATTAATTTAGGATATTCTGTACACCGTAATATGTCACAACATGGTCCAGTTGATCTAGTGTTGATTGATGAGGATGGCATGGGAGACGTTATATTGATTGATGTAAAAGCTATAAGTTTACGAACTAAAAACGGTTACAAGGTTAATAGAGCACAGACTAAAAAACAAAAGGAACTTGATGTACAATTAATTTTTGTAGATCTAGATACTAAAGAAGTGTTAGATGTGATGCCAAGTAAACGAGATAAACAAGTTAAGAAAACGGATATGACTAACGTTGTACCCTTTGAAAGGAAAAATGTTTGATAAATATATATACAATGGTTTACATTTTATAATGAAGTATGCAGGTCAGCTTAATGCATGGGCCTGGCGTAAACATGTTAAGATACTTAGAGATAAACAAAACATTGAACGTGAACAATTATTAAGTAATCAAGAAAACGCACAATACTTAGAGGAGTTAAAAAGAAAGCTATGAAAAAGAAATTTCAATATGATGGTAAGTCTAGACCGAGTAATGATTTATATAAAAAAAATTTTGAAATAATATTTGGTAAAAAAATAGATAAAGATAAGGAAGAGTTAGAAGGATACTATCTTGATGGTAAAGGTATAAAAGTTTTAACTAAAAAGAAACCATGATGGATGATACGGACATTTTAGAATACCATAACATTGGTCGAAAGATAAAAAAGAGTAATAAATACAACTATATACGTGGTAAACAGCTCACGGACCCCGGATCAGGGACCAGGGTTTATGACATAGATAATTATAGACTTCCGAGTGTGACTACTATATTAGGTGCCACCGCAAACAAAGATTTTTTAAAGAAATGGCAGGCTAAAGTTGGAACAGAAAACGCAGAACGAATCAAAAACCATTCTAGTAATAGGGGGACATGTATGCACAAATTCTTGGAGCACTATATCCTCGGAACTGGGTGTGTGGATCTTACAAGCATCGGACAAGAGGCGCGTCCCATGGCCGACAAAATTATTGAGATTGGTCTTGCGCCAGTGGAAGAATGGTATGGCTCTGAAGTCATGCTACACTACCCGGGTTTGTACGCGGGCTCAACAGATTTGGTATGCCTTCATAATGGCAAAGAAACTATTGTTGACTTCAAACAAGCTAATCGTCCGAAGAAAGAAGAATGGATCGAAGATTATTATTTACAAATTGCCATGTACGCAATGGCCCACGACTACGTCTACGGCAGTAAGATCGAGCAAGGAGTTATCATGGTCTGCACGCCTGACTTATATTATCAAGAATTCAA